GTCGTCGAGACCGGGGTAGTCCCCGATCACGGCGATCGTCGCAGACGCGCGCGTTTCCGGGGGCACCGGCTTCGCGCATCCGTTGAGCGGGCACAGGTCGCACTTCGCGCCGAACTGGCGGGGGTCGTAGGTCACAGGTGGGAGCCCACGATCTCGTCTTCGTAGTGCTCGTCGAGCGTCTCTGCGTGCTCGCGGAACGCGCGGAGCGCGCGCTCGGTCGCCGCGATCGCGTCGAAGAGGTTGGTGTCGATCGTGCGCGTCATCATCGACTGCACGTCGGGCGACGCGTCGATCTCGTAAGACGCGTGCTCGCGCGCCATGTTCGCCGCCTCGATGAGGAGGGACGTCAGGTAGGCGAGGTCGATGGACGCCGCACGGAAGGCGGCAACTTGGGACGGGACAGCGGGCATCGAGAACTCCAGCAGCAGCGAGCAGACACGAAGAATGGCCGTCTCTCCGGCCTGTCACGTCTACATGCTGCCCCTCAACAGCACCCCGCGCGTGACGTTCCGCGCCGCATCAGCGTGAAAGGGTAGGGACGGCGATCAGCGCAGGCCGAGCGTCGCGCGGAGGTTCGCCGCGGTGACCGGGGCCGCGCCGTTCTGCACCACCGCGGACGGCGGGGTGACGGCGGGGGTGTTGACGGTCACGTTCTGCACGGGGGCGTTGACGCTCACCGCGGAACCCGCGGCGGCACCCGCCATGCTCTCCTCGGCGCGCTTGCCGTTGCTCCAGTCGGTCGGCGTGAGGAAGGAGAGACGGTCGTACTCCTTGCCCGAGCCGTCGGTCGCCGCCTGCTTGTCGACGTAGATGTTCGCCGTGCCGCCGACGAACGCGTCGCGCCCGAAGGACACGGTGCCGTTGTCGAGGACCGCCGCGGTGTAGCCGAAGGACTCGGCGACCGCGCGCCAGCGGGCGAGGGCCAACTTGTCGGTGTCGTTCTCGGGGAGGAACACGTCGGCCGTGCGGGTGATGCCGCCGAAGTCGAGCGTGAACACCGCCTTGGTCAGGGCCTTGCCGTCGCGGGTGTTGATGCCCACGGTGCCGAAGTCCGTGCAAGACGGGTTGTAGTAGCCCTTGTCGAGCGACTTCTTGTTGCCCGAGAGGGCCTTCAGGCCGGCGAGGTTGAGGTTGATGGTGGCGTTGCGGTTGAGGTTGTCCATCTGGGACTCCTTGGGGGTGAAAAGCCACGCTACGCGGTGGTATGCGCCGCCGTGGGGCGGAGGGGACGTAGAAACTAGATGAAGGTGGCGAACTTGACGGCGCGGGCGCGGCGCAGCGTGTTGCGGTCCATGGCGTCGCGGATCGTCCAGCGGGCGTGCAGGGGGTGGATGCCCGCCTCCAGCAGCATCTGGTACGCGGCGTTCGCCGCGGGGATGTGCTGGTCGATGGGCAGCGCGATCCACTGCTGCGCGAGGCTCTCGACGATCTCTTCCTGCCAGAGCAGGTCCTTGTGCCGCCCGACGACGTAGCCCGCGTCTCGCAGGATCTCGGCGAGGTTCATGGGAGCCGGGTCCACGACGCCGTCGCGGTCCTTCATCACGTAGTTCGGGTCGAGGAAGCAGCGGTACACCGAGGGCCACGGCTTGCGGTTCGCTTCGTGGACCGCGCGGTAGACCTTGTCGCACATGGCGGGCAACTGCTCGGGCAACTTGCCCGAGAGCGCGGGACCGCCGCGAACGCGGGTGCCGTCGGGCTTCGTCGCGGGGACGGTCTCCCAGCAGTTCACGACCACGTGGCACTTCGCTTCGAGGCGGCAGGCGTCGCGGAAGTCGAGGACAATGTCGCGCAGAAGGCCCCACATGCGGAAGCCGCTGGCGCGCTTCTCCACCTTCGCGAAGGTCTGCTCCGCGAGGAAGGAGAGGTCGTCGACCACGATGCTGTCGTACTTGTTGCTCTTGGCTTCCTTGCGGACGAGCGCGGTCGCCTGCTCAATGTCGGTGACGTGGGCGCTCGCCGGCTCGTAGCCGCAGACCGAACGGAGCGGCTTCAGCGCGCCGGGGGCCGCGAGGAAGAGCGCGTTCGGGAAGGAGTACCCGCAGTCCGTGGTCTTGCCGACGCCGGGCGGACCGTACACGCAGACGAAGGCGGGCTCCTTCGGCGGCGGCGGGGTCATCTGTGTGAGCGAGGGGGTCATGATGCTCCTTATGTACCGAGGTGTATGTCAGTTGTCAACGGATGGGATGCGATTCTTTTTTGGGTCGGGTCAGGATGCGGTCAGGTGCTGCGTCCCCAGCGGCAAAGTTCGCGTGCGGGGCAGGCGCCGTAGCGCGTGAAGCACGTGTGCTCGCTGGGGTTGGCGGGCCACTCGTGCGGCTGGAGGTCCATGCCGTCGAGGAGCGCGATCGACTTCTCGGCGTAGTCGATCGTCTTGGGAAACTTCGCGATCAGGTTCGGCGCGGGTTCCATCATGGGCCGCTCGAACTTCAGCGGATCGCCCGCTTGCAGGAGGTTCAGGATCACGCCGCCGAAGCGGTCGCCGTACGCGGTCCCGAGCCAGCGGTAGCCAAGCAACTGGCCCGACGTGCTGTAGGACCGCACGGTGCGGCCCTCGATGCGCTGGGTCGACTTGTGGTCGATGAGGTAGACCTTGTCGTTCTGCTCCCAGACGAGGTCCACGCGCGCCGTGTAGTAGTGCCCCTCGAAGTTGGCCTCGAAGACCTCCTCGACGTGCAGGACACGGATGCGGTTCTCCTCGTTGTAGAAGCGTGCGATGTACGCGCCGACGACCTTGATCGCCTGCTCCTCGGCTTCCCGCGTTGCGTTCTTCCGCGCCCCGAGTTCGCGCACGGCGTCGTCGGGGGTGAAGTAGACCTCGGGGTCACGCCCGTTCTGCTTCTCCCGCAGACGGGCGTAGTAGTGCGCGAGACCGACGTGGATCAACGACCCGAGCGACGTAGCGGCGCTGCCGTCGTTCAGGGGCGAGGTGCCCCCGCCACCGCTCCCCGAACCCCCCGCACGGTACTTCCATGCGAAGAGTTGCGGGCAGCGGAGGAACGTCTCCACGCGGTGCCAGCCACGCGCGGAGGGTCCGGGGTCGATGAGGATGCGGTCGGTTGTCATCTGGCATACCTATCAGGGTGCGGTCAGATCTGCACGTCGCCCTCTTCGATGATGACGACGGCGCGACGGAACTTGGTGCTGGTCTTGGTGAGGGTGATGGACTCGATGCCCAACGCCTCAAACTGCGCACGCACCAACTGGAGCGCAACCCGGAGATCGTCGCTCATCCAAGACGGACTGCCGTTACCGATAACACTAGAAGGCGCCGGAACCGGCTCGACCTTCGCCGCGGGCGCCGGGGCCGGGGGCTGCAGGTTCGCCGGGGTCGCGGCGAGCACGGCTGCCGGGACCGTGCTGGTCGGGACCGTCGCCACCGTGACCGATGCCGCTGCCGCCGCCGTGGTGACGGCGGACGGGTAGCCGGCGCTGGTGCCGTACATCTCCGCGACGTGGAGCGTCGGCTCGAAGCCGTACGACATGCACGCCGCGACGTACGCCGTGAGGTTCACGCTCGCCTTGGCGTTCGCTCCGCGCCCGAACGTGACGCCGAACTCGCGACGCATCTGGCTCGCCAGCGCGGGGTCGAGGCTGTCGCCCGACGTGTAGTTGTGCTCCGCGGCGTAGGAGAAGATGAGGATCTCCAAGTCCGCGTTGCTGATCGCGGGGTTCTCCACAAAGCAGGAGGCGTAGAACTTCCGACGCTCCTTGGTCGGGAAGGTGCCACCCGCGGCGACCGGCGGGGTCTTGATGATCTCGGGGAAGCCGGCGCGGACAATCCGGCTGCTGCTCTCCGCCCACTTGCGGGTCCCATTGACCAGCGTGATGTTGCTGGCCTTCGCGAGCGACACCGCCGCGTTCGAGAGGTTGTGGCCCACCATGTCCGTCGCGACGTACACGCAGTGAAGCCCCGTCGGAAGGCTAGTGGGCGGCTGGCGCAACTTCCAGTCCCAGTGGCCCACGACAAGCATCCCGTGGCGGGCGAGGTTGCTGGAGAGGGTCCCCTGCACGAAGCGATGTTCACCGCCGACAACAAGCACGGTGAGAGGGGTGGTAGGGGCAGGGGCTGCTGTGGTCTTGCTCATGTGACGGTCCTTCTTGGACAAGGGTTTGGTCTGGACTTCGATCCAGCCACCGTGGCGGGATCGTACATACCGTTTACTCGGGGGCTGGACGGGCGTCAAGCCCGTAGGTGCACATTTCCTAGTCGTCGTCATCGTCCTCCGGGGCGTCTGCAAGTTTAGCGAGGATGGAAGAGGCGATCGCCGCGGGGTCCTCCATCCCCGCGATCGTCGTGTCGGCCCCTGACAGGGAGCCGCTGTTGGCAACGCGGGTCGCGCCCGCGATCTTCTCCAGCAGGATGCCAGCGACGTGCTCGTCGACCGTGCCTTCCGCGATCACATAGTAGATGATGACGGGCCGGTCCTGCCCGCGCCGCGTGAAGCGGCCTTCCCACTGCTCCAACTGCCCCGGCGTGTACGGGAGCATGACGAAGAAGGCGGCGTCGGTGCGCTGGAGGTTGAGCGACTCGCCGAAGGCGTCGCCCGTGCCGACCAGCACGCAGGGTCCGGGGTGTTCCATGTACTCGTCCACAATGCGCTGGCGGATCTCGGGAGACGAGTCGCCGTGCGCGTGCCAGATAGTAACGTCCTTGCCCACCGCCTTGCGCGTGGCCTCGGCGAACTTCTCGCAGTCCGCGCGCCGGCCCGTGAACACGACGACCTTCTGACCGCTCTCCGTGTGGGACTCGATGCGCTCGATCGCCTTGCGCCGCTTGCGCGCCGCCGCCTCGGCCAGCCGCACCTCCAGCACGGCGGTAGGACCACGCTTCATGGCGTTCGCCATCTCGCGCGCCCAGCCCGTGCCCACCTTGTCCTGCTCCTGCGGGCTGACGTAGATGCTCTCACGACGCTTCGCCGGCAGTTGCGCGTGGGTGACATTGTAGCCGACGCGGTGGACGACGTGCCCCAGCCGCTCCAGCAACTCCTCGACGTTCGACAAGCCGCTGGTGTCGAGGCCCCCGTAGAGGTTCGTCTTAGCGTCGCAGTACCGCTGGACGAACTGCAGGCGAGTGCCCCACGCGCCGGGCTCGATAAGGTCGAGTTGCGCCCAGAGGTCGTCCACGCGGTTCTTCACGGGGGTAGCGGTCGTAGCCAACCGCCGGGCCGCGGCGCGCGACACGCGCGCCGCGGCGGTCGCGATGTTCGGGACAGGGGCGAAGGCGATCTCCGTGCCGTCGTCCTGCGTCTTCTTGAAGCCG